ACCGTCCTACAGCGCGAACGACCACACGATCAACGTGCAGGGCCGGGATAAGGTTGCCGACCTGGTGGATTGCAGCGCGGTGCACGCGCCGGATGAATGGAAAAACATCGACCTGCTCAAGTTTGCACAGATCCTCGCGGCTCCATTCGGCGTGACGGTAAAGACGGATATAGCCGTTGGTGAGCCGTTCCAGATCTGCAAGCTTCAACAGGGCGAAACAGCCTTCAAAGCGATCGAGCGCTATGCCCGGCAGCGCAAGGCATTGCTTATGCCTGACGGCGCTGGCGGGTTGTTGATTACCCGTGCTGGCGTTCGGCGCGCCACAACGGCGTTGGTGCAGGGTGAAAACATCCTCAATGCCAGCGGCACCATTGATCACAGCCAGCGGTTCAGCAACTACCAGGTGAAAGGTCAGGCGAGTTATAGCCCCGACAGCACCGGAGAAACCGAGGCTCACATCGAAGGCAGCGTTACCGACAGCGGCATTAAACGGTATCGACCAATGTTGCTGGTTGCCGAGATCGGCGGCACATCCGCGAGCCTTCTCGATCGCGCCACGTGGGAAGCGAACAGCCGAATTGGCAAGTCCGCTGCTGCCAGCGTTTCAGTTTATGGGTGGCGGCAAAGCCCGGGCGGAGCGCTGTGGGAGCCCGGAATGCTGGTCTACGTCCGTTCGTCGTGGCTTCGCATGGATGGGTGGATGCTAATCCGCCAAGTCACTTACGAGCGCGGCGAAGGCGGGACCACGTCCAAGCTCGAGATCGTCAGCCCGCAGGCCTTCGACCCTGAGCCACCAGACGGGACGAAAGCGAAAAAAACGAAGGTCGGCAAAAAAGGGCAGCGCAACATTTGGGCCGAGGCCATTGGCGAAGAGGATCGACCGAAATGAAGGAAGCGCTCCGCGAGATTGGCAGCCGCGTAATGATGATGTTCTCCCGTGGCGTGCTGCGGGGTGTGAATGATTCCGGCCCCAGGCAACAGGTGCAAGTTGAGCTGCTCAAGGACGAACTCCGCGATGGCCTTGAGCACATGCAGAACTACGGCTTCACCAGCCACCCGCTCGGCGGCGATGTAGCGGTCTCTTTTCTCGGTGGCAACCGGGAGCAGGGGATTGTCCTGGTGATCGATGACCGCCGGTACCGCATCCCCTTGCTTGCCGGTGAGGTGGCCATCTACGACGACTTAGGCAACAAGATCGAGTTGCTGCGCGAGATGGTGAAGGTGACGGCTGTTCAGCACCTTGAAGTGGTGGCGCCCACGATCAAGCTGACGGGCAACCTCGATGTCATCGGCAACATCACCAACACTGGCACCATCAAGAACAACGGTAAGGACATCGGTAGCACCCATAAACACAACGGGGTTACTGCCGGTAGTGGAACCTCAGGAGTGCCGATCTGATGGCTGATGCCGCAATGGTAATGACTGAAAACGGCGGAGAGCTGGTGTTGTCGGGCTTCGATTTGGCGCGAGATGACGGCCTGGAGACGGCAGTCATCATCAGCCTCTTTACCGATCGCCGGGCCAGCGCTGAGCAGATCCCCGTGGAGCTGCCGCAGGATGATCTGCGGGGCTACTGGGGTGACATCAGTAATGCGACGCCGTCGGACCAGACCGGGTCGCTGCTCTGGCTGCTGGCGCGCGAAAAGCAACTTCCGCAGATCCTTGGCCGCGCTCAGCAGTACTGCCGGGAAGCACTGGCCTGGATGGTGGAGGACCTGGTAGCGACTCGGGTTGAGGTGACAGCGGAGTTCGTTGCCCAAGGCTGGATGCTGATTCTCGTCGATATTTTCCGGCCGACCGGTTCGCCGGTTCGCTATCGCTTCAATTACGAATGGGCGGCTCAAGCCGCGAAGAGGCCTGCCTGATGCCATTTGCTCGACCAACACTAACCGAGCTCATCGACCGCGTGATCACCGACATCAGCAGTCGGGTAACCGGCGTCGACAGTGCGGTGCTTCGGCGATCGCTGCTCGGGGTCATCGGCCAGTCCGAAGCCGGCGCTGTGCATATGCTGTACGGTCACTTGGACTGGATCGCCAAGCAATCGGTTATCGACACCGCTGATTCGGAATATCTCGAACGTTGGGCTGCCATCTGGAAAGTCGTTCGCAAGACTGCCGGATTTGCCAGTGGGCAGGTTGCCTTCCCCGGTACTGCCGGCTCCACCATTCTCGATGGGACCATTGTGCAGCGCCAAGACGGCGTCCAGTACAAAGTGCTCGGTGACGCCGTATTCGGCAGTGGGCCATTGGTAGTGCCGGTACTGGCGCTGGAGGCGGGTGAAGCCGGCAATTTTGGCTCAGGCTTGCCGATCTTCCTGTTGTCACCGATCGCTGGCGTCCAGTCGACAGGGACAACAGCAACCAAGATCGAGAATGGTGTCGACACGGAGTCGGATCAACGGCTGTTGGCCAGGTTGCTGGCGCGAATTCAGCAGCCACCACACGGCGGCGCAGATTTTGATTACCAGATGTGGGCTTTGGAAGTGGCCGGTGTCACTCGGGTCTGGGTATACCCACGCCAGATGGGCGCTGGCACTGTAACGGTCCTGTTCGTCTGTGATGACCTTCCGGACATCATTCCAACACCGGCCAAGGTGGCCGAGGTACAGGCGTATATCGACGCCCGGGCACCGGTGACTGCCGAAGTCTTTGTCGCAGCGCCAATCGCCGATTCCTTGAACCTGACGATCAAGCTCGCCCCGAACACCACAACTGTTCAAAACGCCGTCCGCGCGGAGTTGGCGGATCTGATCGACCGCGACTCCGCCCCTGGTGGGACGATCCTGATCAGCCGCCTACGCGAAGCCGTGTCGCTTGCCGCCGGCGAGAACAACAACCAGATCGTGACACCAACTGCTGACGTGGCGCACGCCACCGGCCACATGCCAATTCTGGGCACCCTTACTTTCTCCAGCTTCTAGGAGGCGCAATGTCGACAGCTGCTGAATACAGGGAGCAGCTCAAAGCGCTGCTTCCACCTGGACAGGCCTTCCCCCGCGATTCTGGTACCACACTGCACGATCTTCTTGATGGGATGTCGATCGAGCTTGCGCGTGTCGATGATCGGGCCAGCGCGCTACCGCTTGAGGTGAATCCGAATACGACATTGGAGTTGCTCCCTGACTGGGAGCGCGTGGCGGGCCTTCCAGACAAATGTTCGGGAATCCTTGAGGAAACGTTGCAGGGGCGGCGCAACGCGTTGCTGGCAAAACTTACCAGCACCGGCGGCCAATCGGCGGATTACTTCATTCAGCTTGCAGCATCCCTTGGATACGCCGTGACGATCGAAGTGTTCCGCCCATTTCGCGCGGGCAGATCCGTCGCAGGTGATGTGCTGAGCAACGGCGCCTGGGCCTTCGCCTGGCGTATCCACGCCCCGGATGTGACGGTGATTCCCTTTCGGGCCGGCCTGTCTGTGGCCGGTGAGCGTCTGCGTGTTTGGGGCAGCGATACGCTCGAGTGCAAGATCCGTCAACTGGCGCCGGCGCACACGATTCCGATTTTCGCCTATGGTGATGCCACGCTCGATCTCAACTTCGTACTGAACACTTACCGAGCAGGCGCGAACAACTTGCCGTTCGCGGGCCTGATCACGTTCACGCGGTCGACGACTGCCGGGCGATTCAACGCAGCCGGCCTGTTCGAGATGGTACCGATCAACCAGCCTCGGTTTGATTACGACCCCGTTACCCTGGCCCCACTAGGCCTGCTGATGGAGGAAGCGCGGACGAACATTGCGCTGCACAGTACCTCGTTAAACACCGGATGGAACCGGGGTTCCGGTGCCGGTTGGGCTGACGGTCAAACGTTCATTGATGGAACCGCTACGGCGGTGCTCGCCACGGGGCTTGCAGGGACCACGATATCAGCCGTCGGAACCACGCTATATAGAACGCTCCTGCCAGTGACTGCAGGGGGCACCTACACCTATACCCTTTTTGCCAAACTGAAGACTGCGAGCGCCACGCCCTTCCGGCTACGAGTGCAAAGCAACGCGTCAGGGACGAACTTTCAATCTGACACCCCGCTTTCCACGACAGGCTGGACGCGGGCAACTGTTACGTTCACCGTCCCGGCCGGAGACACCACGGTTGTCATTCTTGCCGGGACGCTTGCAGCAGCAATCGACGTATACCTTGGTGGTGTGCAGCTAGAACTCGGTGCGTCTGCAACGTCATACATCCCGACCCTGGCATCTCAAGTCACCCGGGCACTCGACGTCGCTACCCTCAACAACCTGGCCCCCTGGTATAACCCGGTCGAGGGCACCCTATTTGCGAGAGCTACCAACCTGGTGGGCACCGGAACAGCCATTGCCCAGCTTGGCCTAACCTCGACGGACCGCATATTCATCACCGCAGGGCTGCCGGGGGTAGCCGGGACGGGCGGGATCTCAACCGTCGGCGGGGTTACGCAGGCGCAGCTTAATGCCACTCTTGGCGCGAACGATCAGCGGGTGGCATTTGGGTTTAAGGCTAACGACTTTGCCTGCACGGTCAACGGTACGCTAGTTGGCGTCGATGGTTCCGGGTCAATCCCGCCAGTAACGGCACTTCGGATCGCTCGCAACGGCACGATATCGACAAATTGCTACATCCGTCAGATCACCTACTCACCTAAACGGCTCAGCAACGCTCGACTAGCAGCGATGACTGCGCCATGACCATCCACTACGGAGAATGAACATGCATCGAATCGACGGACCGGGGGCAACGTCCGGGAACTTGTTTACAGAAGGTGATCCAGGCGGCGGCGTCGCGGCAACGACAGTAACTGACGACTGGCTGAATGATGTTCAGGAAAACATCATGGCCGTTGTTGTTGCTGGAGGGGTTTCCCCTACTAAGGGGCGTTCTGATGATCTTCTGGACTCGATCAAGAAGGTTGCTATTTCCCAAGGTCTGGTCAAGACCATCAAGCGGCAGGTGTTTGCCGCCTCCAGCACCTATATACCTTCGGCTGGAATGGTGTTCTGCGACGTGGAAGTGGTCGCGGGCAGCGGGGGCGGTGGTGGCGCTACGGGTGGTTCCGGTACCAGCTCTACGGGTGGAGGTGGCGGCGGCGGCGGGTACTCGAAAAAACTTTTCTCCGCTGCAACTATTGGCGCTTCACAAGTGGTGACTATTGGCGCCGCTGGTGCTGCTGGGCCTGCTGGCCCGAACACTGGAGGTACGGGAGGCGTCACATCACTTGGCGCATTGCTCAGTGTAGGCGGTGGCGCAGGCGGCACGGGTGGTTCAGCCAGCACAATATTGGCTGTTTCCGGCGGCGGTGGTGTTGGCGGCACAGCAACTGGCGGTGACGTTAATATCCCAGGGGGCTCTGGATTTGCCGGTATGTCGCTAGGATCCTCAAACGGAGGCTTGAGCGGGCAGGGCGGATCAAGCCCCTTCGGTTTTGGTGCCTATCCATCAGGCCCGACGGGGGCTGGCGGTACGGCAACGGGGAAAGGGGCTGGCGGATCTGGCGCCGCCGCGACAGGCACCTCCACCGCTGGCGGTCCTGGCACGGCGGGTCAGATGATCATCACTGAATATTGCACTCAATAAGGAGGCATCATGCGTTACGCCGTGATCAACACTAACCTCGGGGTGGTAGAAAACGTTATCGAGCTTGATGACGATAGCGATTGGCCAATCCCTGATGGGTGCGGGATTGTCGAAAGCGATATTGCCGGTCCTGGCTGGGCATATTCGGCTGGCGAGTTCACTTCGCCAGAAGAGTCCGAGGACTAGTCAGCTAAAAGTTCGACAAACAGTCCGATCGTAAAAAACACATCCGCCCTCGAGCGGTTTTTTTTCGTCTGGAGAAAAGTATGCCTCTCACCCAGCAGCAGTTGCTGCAGATCCTCCCGAACGCCGGCAAACAAGCCGGCGTTTTTGCGTCTGCGCTCAATCTGGCGATGGAGCGGTACCAGATCAATACCCGGCTGCGCATGGCGGCTTTCGTTGCCCAGGTGGGTCATGAGTCCGGCCAGTTCCGCTACGTGCGGGAGCTCGGCGGCGACCCGTACCTGAG